ACGGCGGGGTTCGGGTTCACGATCAGCATGCCGGTGGTGGACGAGGCGTGGTCTGTGGACGGCGGGGTGGTGGACGACCAACTCGCGCCGACGATGATCGAGGTCCCGCACCCGCAGTTCTGGATGGTCTCGACGGCGCACCCGGAGGCGACCTCCCTGTTCCCGAACCTCCGTCAGTCCGCCATCGGCTCCATGCACTCCCCGACGGACACGCTCCTCATCGAGTGGTCTGCCGCTCCGGGCCGACGGTCGGAGGACGAGCAGGGGTGGGCGGAGGCGTCCCCGGTGTGGAACGAGCGGCGGCGGGAGTTCGTGGCGACCCGGTTGGAGAAGGCCGCATCGGAGGCGTCGTTCCGGGCACAGTGGCTCAACGAGTGGCCGACCCACTCCCGGCTCGGACTGGCCGACGAGACGGCGTGGGGTGACCTGGCCGTCCCCGGTCTGGCCGTCCCTGCCACCGGCTCCCTGTGGCTGGCGTTGGAGCAGGTCACCGGAGGCGGGGCTACCGTCGTCACCTGTTGGCGCGACCCGGACGGCAACCTCTGTCTTACGGCCGAGCACCGGCTCCCGATGATCCGCGCCCTCACCCGCGTCACCGAGCAGGCGTCCACCCATCCCGGCTCCGTGCTCATGCTGGGGGCGTCGCTGGACAAGATGATCGACCGCGCACAGTTCCCCGGTGAGGTCCGGTTGGCAGGCGTCCGTGAGACCCGTGCCTCCACGCACCTGTTCCAAGGTCTCGTCGCGGAGGGCAAGATCAGGCACGACGGGGACACCGCTCTGGCCGCACAGGTCACCAACGCCGTCGTGGTCACGACCGACATGGGGGCCGTCATGTCCGGCACGAGGAGTCCTGTCCCGACGGAAGCCGCGAGGGCTAGCCTGTGGTGTACCTGGGCAGCGCATACGGCAGCCGCTACCGTGCCTGCCATCTACTGACTTAGGACAGGGAACGTGCGAGCAGCGCAGCGGAACAAACTCCCGCGCTCCTCGTTCGCGCTCCCGTCGCAACGCAAGTACCCCATCGACACCAAGAAACGCGCCAAGGCCGCGCTCTCCTACTCCGCACGAAAGGACACGGCCGGGGCGTACTCCACCGTGCGGCGGAAGGTGCTGAAGCGGTATCCGAGCCTGAAGAAACGGTGACCCGTCATGTCGTGGTGGACACGCACCTGGCACAACCGACCTGGGGGAGACCTCCTCCTCAACGACCCGGACGGCTGGGTCATCGACCAACCGGGACTCCACTGGCTCGGACCCGACCGGCTCGCGTCCCTGATTGGGTCCTCGCACGGTGGCAACGGCGGAGCCGGAGTCTTGGACGTGGCCGAACCGGGTAACTCGTTCCCCGCCATCACGAGGGCCACCACCCTCATCTGCGACTCCCTCGCCTCCGTCCGCTGGCAGGTCATGAGAGGCCGAGAAGTCCTACCCACCCCACGGTGGGTGAGCGACCCCGCCCTCTCCCGCCCCGACGGCCGCATCTCCGACTGGCAGCCGACCGGCCGCAACCCCCTCGGACCCGTCGCCTACTGGGCACAGGCCATCCTGTCCGCGCTCTGGTACGGGGACGCGTTCCTCTACGTCGGCACCCGGTCACCGGACACCGGCTCCCCGACCCCGCCGCTCCTCACCCTCCACCCGCTCATGGTGGACATCGTGCTCCCCGGCAGCCGCGACCAGAGCGACGACCGGGAACCCGGCTACTGGCTCCGCTCCCACGAGGACGACCGGGGCATCCGGCTCATGCCCGAGGAGGTCATCCACATTCCCGGCATGGGTCCGTACTGGGCAGGACGCGGCCGGGGAGCCATCACCGGACACATGAAGTCGTGGGCCGAGTCCGTCGCGCAGCGGAACTACTCCACCGGACTGTTCACCGCTGGCGTCCCCGCTGGCTACCTGAAGGTGACCGCCCCCAACCTCACACCGGAGCAGGCTAAGGACCTGAAGCGGGACTGGGAGGAGGCTCGCGGTGAGGTCTTAGGACAGAGGGACATCGCCGTCCTGAACGCCGTCACAGACTTCGTGCCGGTGCAGATGGACCCGGAATCCGCGCAGATGGCGGACGCCCGCAGACAGTCCACGCTGGACGTAGCCAACGCGTTCGGGGTAGAGCCGTACATGCTCGGGTTGCCGTCCGACAACGCCACCTACGCGAACATCGAAAGCCGGATGCGGCACTTCGTCCAGTTCACCCTCCTGCCGTGGGCACGCCGGATCGAGGGGGCGTTGGACTCCGAGTTCCCGCAGGGCACCGGACTGGTGCTCGACCTTGACTCCATGACCCGTGCCGACACCAACACCCGCATCGCCTACTACGAGCACGGACTCACCGAGGGGTGGCTCACCATTGACGAGGTACGAGCCGCCGAGGGTCTGCCGCCGCTCCCCGTCGAGAACACCCCGCCTGTGGCACTCGTGGAACCGCAACCCGACCCATCCCCCGCCCCTGACGTAAGGCCGCAAGAGGAGGCCGTCGCATGACCACCGAACGATCCGACATCACGTTCCCCATCGAGACCCGCAACGACGAGGCGTTGAACGCCGAGCAGCGGATCATGAGCCTCCTCCTCGTGCCGTACGGGGAGGTCTCCTACCTGACCAAGTTCACCCAAGGCGAGCGGTTCCTACGCGGAGCGTTCAAGAAAGCCGCCGCCGAGTTCCGAGGCCGACGGACACCGCTCTACCTGTTCCGTGCTCACAACCACGACAGAGCCGTTGGGCGTGCGCTCTCCCTGACCGAAACTCCCGAGGGGCCACTTGCCGAGTTCCGGGTTGCCTCTACACCGGCAGGGGATGAGGTCGTGGAGGAGTACCGGGAGGGTCTGCTGAACGCGGTGTCCGTCGGGTTCCGCACCATCATCGCCGGGATCAACCGCACCGACGGTGTGCGCGAGGTACGGGAGGCCGGACTGTTGGAGGCGTCCCTCCTCCCCGTCGCCGCCTACGAGGGAGCACAGGTCGTCGGCTACCGAGCACCCGACGAGGTTGGAGGGTTGGACCTGTCCAACTACCTCCCGCCACCGGCACCCGTCGTGGACCTCTCGCAACCCTGGGGCCGGAGGGTCTAGTCTCTGGACAGGAGGCCGCGCTCCGAGCCGCACCGCAGGCCGTGACGTAAGGCAGGCACGCCACACCTGACGCGGGGCACTCGTACAGAGAGCACCTTTCGTGACAGTCCCAACGACTCCGAGAGGTAGCCATGCCCTCGTACTACGAAACGCTCATGGAGGAGCGCGACACGCTCTCCGGCACCATTGAGCAGACCGTCACCGCCGCGCAGGACCGAGGCGGACTGAGTGACGACGACAAGACGAGCATCGCCAAGATGCAGAAGCGCGTAGCCGACATCGACGGGGAACTCACCATCCTCGCCACCGAGCAGGACTCACTCCGCAAGGCCAACGAGTTCGCCGCCCGGTTCATGCGGACCCCCAAGCCTGCCGCCGAGCAGCGTGCCCCGCAGATGGAGTCCGTCGGCTCCGGGTTCGTCGGCTCCGACGAGTTCCGGTCGTACGGCAGCAACCCGCACGGCAAGTCCGACTACTACGAGTCCACCAAGGGCGACCCGTTTGGGGAGCAGCGTGCCCCCGCCGAGACCGGCGCGTTCCCCGGCTCCATCAAGGCGTCACAGATCACCGTCCCCGAGCCGTCCGCACAGTTCCCCCTGTTCGGACTCGTGGGCATGGAGCAGGTCTCCACCGGCACGTTTGAGTACGTGCGAACCGTGTGGGTGGACGGTGCGGCCGTGGTCCCCGAGGGTGACGCCAAGCCGGAGTCCACGATCACCGAGCAGATCACCCCCGGTGCTCTCGACACCATCGCCCACTGGACGCAGGTGACCCGGCAGGCGTTGGAGGACTCCGCTCGCATCCGCTCCATCATCGACGGCAAGTTGACCGAGGGCGTGCAGAAGAAGGTCCACGACTCCATCGTGGATGAACTCGCCGCGTCCAACCTCCCCACCGCGTCCGGGGCCGACCTCCTCGCCGCCATCCGGGTCGGGATCGGCACCGTCCAGTCACAGGGTTGGGCACCCAACGCGGTCCTCCTCAACCCCGCCGACTGGGCGGCTCTGGACATCGGCGTCATGGGGTCCACCCTCAACGGTCCACAGGTCCATCAGTCGTTCTGGGGTCTCACCCCGGTAGCGTCCGCAGATCAGGCCGCAGGCACCGCCACCGTCGGAGACTTCCGTACCGGCGTCACCCTGTTCTACCGCGCAGGCGTCGGCATCTACGCCACCGACTCTCACGCCTCCACGTTCACGTCCAACGTGTTCACGATCCTGGCCGAGCGTCGGACCAAGTGCGCCGTCCTCAACCCGCTCGCTCTGTGCGAGTGCGCGGCTGGCGTGTGAGGACGTAAGACAGATGGGCGTCCTCGTAGACGTGGATGACTTCCGCAAGGTTCTCGACGTTCCCGACACCATCGCGGACGACGAGGAGTTGAACGCGGTCATCGACGGCACCGAGGCCGCGCTCCTGCCACACCTGACAGATGGGGTATCTCACGAGCCGCACCCCAACTGCTCCGAGGCCGCGCTAGGCATGTGCGTTCAGGTGTGGCAGGCACGGCACGCACCCGGAGGGCAGATGGTCGGGGTGGACCTGAACCCGCAGATGACACCGCACCTGTTGGGGCCGGGACTCATCATGCGGTTCCAGGGACTCCTGGGGCCGTGTCTGCCGTACGCAGGGGCCGTGGTGGCATGAACCCCCTCACCGAGTCCCGCGAGGCGTTGGCAGGCGTCCTCTCGACCCTGGGATGCACCGTCTACGGCGCACCCCCGGAGTCCGTGACGCCGCCTGCCGCCGTCCTCCTCCCCGGCTCCCCGTGGTGGCAGCAGGAGACGTGGGGCAGCGTCCGGGTCACCTGGCAACTCACCCTCATGGCGACCATGCAGGGAGCCAACGCCGCCGCCCTCGGACGGCTGGAACAACTCATCTGGGACGCCAACGCCGCCCTAGAGAACGTGGCCGTCGTCGGCGTCGCCACCACGCCGCGCATCCTGAAGATCGGACCCGCCGAGGTCGCAGCGGCCGACCTCCCGTTGCAGGTTCTCGTGAGCACCACCGCCGACGACGCACAACTCCAAGGAGCATCATGACCACCGCCATCACGGGTAAGACCTGCACGTTTGAGTACGGGGGCACCACGCCCGTCGCAGGCACCGCGCAGATCACCACCGCCACCATTGACGAGTCCGCGTCCTCGGAGACCATTCAGACCCTCGGAGGGTCCGTGGCCGTCTCGCAGGGCATCGAGTCCACGGTCTCCTGTGACTTCCTCTACGACGGGGACGCCGGGAGCACCACCGGGTTCTACGCCGCGCTGAAGGCCGCGTTGGACGGCGGCACGTCCGGCACCCTCTCCATCAGCGCAGGCGGCGGCACCACGCCGTCGGAGTGGAGCGGCGACGCCATCGTGACCTCCCTCTCCACGGAACTCCCGGCAGATGGGGCCGTGACGTGCTCCGCCGAGTTCGGGATCAGCGGCGGGTTCCCGTACACCGCAGGCACCGCCTCCGCCTCCGCCTCCTCGGGAGGCTCTAGCACCTGACGTACGACAGAACGGGCAGACACATGAAGATGAGGTTCAAGGTGGAGTTCGCAGACGACTCCACCGCACAGGTCACCATCAGTCCCCTCGCCATCATCGGCTGGGAGAAGTGGTCCGGCCGTCGCATGTCCGACATGGGCAGCGAGGGGTCCGGCGTCGGCATGGGCGACATGTGCCGGATGACCTGGGAACAACTCCACCTGCAAGGCGACACCGACGAGGAGTGGGACGACTGGGTGAAACGTCTCGTGGACATCGAGGGGGTGGACGACGACCTCCCTACGCATGGCGACGAGGGCACCTGAGACGAGCCATGATCGAGGTCTCCGCCGCAACCGGCATCCCCCTCACCGCCATCGAGTCACTGGACTGGTCCGACCTGGCGACCTACGTGGACGTGCTCACACCGCCCAAGAGGAGGGGACATGGCTGAGGGGGTCTACATCGGGGACGTGACCGGCGTGCCCGAGGTCCTGGCCGCGTTGGAGAAGTTCGGACCCGACCTCCATGCGGAACTCATCGCGCAGATGAGGAACACCGCGTCCTCCGTCGCCTCCGCCATCGACGGCGCGTTGGGTAGCGACGCACCCATCAGCGGCATGGGGCACTACGGGGCGACCGGGTGGTACTCCAACCGGGGCAGCGCAGAAGCCGTCGAGGAGACCGGCTCCATGCCGTACGCCGGGGACTGGCCCATCTACCGGGTGATGCTCACCGGGGTCGCGGGACCGATGGCCGACATCGCCGGACGTGGAGGCCGGGGCAACAGCATCCAAGGACAGGCCATGATCGCCGCCCTCAACCGGCACGGGCAGCCGTCCCGCTGGGTGTGGCAGGTAGCCAAGGGGTCGGAGGGTCGGATGACGGCGAGCATGTCGTCCGCCGCCGACAAGGCCGCAGACACGACCTCCGCCAAGATCGCAGAGTGAGGACGTAAGACAGTGGCAATCATCGTCCCCATCGTCGCCAAGTTCGTAGACGAGGGCGTCAAGGAAGCCGTCAAGGCCACCAAGGAAGCCGAGACCGGCTGGCAGAAAACCGGCGCAGCCATGCAGAAGATGGCCGGACCCGCCAAGGTGGCGACCTCCGCCATGATCGGAGCCGGGTACGCGGCAGCCAAGAACGCCGGGGGTGCGCTGAAGGCCAACAAGAAACTCGCCGCCTCGTTCACCGCCGTCGGCTACCCCGAGAACGCCAAAGCCGCGATGGAGTACGCCGACTCGTTGCAGCACGTCATCGGAGTCTCCGACGAGGAGATTCAGGCCGTCATGCAGAAGTTGGCGGCACAGAAAGACGTGGCCGCGTCCACCGACCTCATGGCACGAGCCACCCTCGCCGCAGCCGACATGAGCGCGGCCGGGTACGGGACGATGGAGTCTGCCGCCACCGCTCTCGGGAAGGCGTTGCAGAACCCCGCCAAGGGCATGTCGCTCCTCGGACGCATGGGCATTCAGTTCAACGAGACGCAGACCGAGACCATCAAGAAGATGGTTGAGATGGGGGACAAGGCCGGAGCGCAGGCTCTCATCATGAAGCAGGTGGAGTCCACGTTCTCCGGCGTCGCGGAAGCCTCCGCCTCCGGCACGGCCAAGATGAAGTTGGCGTGGGATGAAGTGGCCGAGACCATCGGCACGTCGTTCCTGCCCATCTTGAACAAGGTCATCGAGGTCCTGGGCAGAGCCGCCGCGTTCATGGCGAACCACACCAAGGCCGTCGTCGCGTTCGCCTACGCGTTCACCGGACTCGCCGCCGCCATCGTCGTCGTCTCCTCCGCCATGAAGGCGTGGAACACCATCGTCGCCGCAGGCAAGGCCGCGATGGCGGCATACAAGGCAGCCGTCGTCGCAGCCAAGGTCGCAACCGCTCTGTTTGCCGCCGCACAGAAAGTCGCAGCCGGAGCCACCGCGTCACAGGCGTCCGCGTCCGCCCTCGCCGCAGCCGGATTCAAGGCGCAGGGCATCGCCGCCAAGTTGGCAGCCGCAGGCACCAAGGTCCTCGCGCTGGCGATGAAGGCACTCCGGGGACCTATCTTCTGGATCATCAGCGGAGTGATCCTCCTGGCGACCATCATCATCAAGAACTGGGACAAGATCAAAGCCGCCACGAGCAAGGTGTGGGGGTGGATCGGCGGGTTCCTGAGCAAGACGTGGAACAAGATCAAGAGCATGGCGTCGTCCATCTGGAACGCCATCACCAACGTCGTGAGCAAGGCGTGGAACCTCATCAAGACGATCCTCAAACTCAACCCGTTCATCATCGTCATCACGCATCTGGACAAGATCGTCGGTTGGGTCAAGACCGGGTTCGGCAAGGTGAAGGACATCATCAGCAGCGCGTGGAACGCCATCAAGGGACTGTTCAAGTCCAACCCGTTCTCCGCCGTGCAGGGGTTCCTGAACGACATGTGGGGGTGGTTCTCCAACACCATCGGGAAGATCAAGGACCTGTTGGATGGTCTGCTCTCCAAGGCCAAGTCCATCGGGGACTCCGTGAAGGGCATCTTCAACAAGGCCAAGGACCTCGCCTCCAAGATTCCCCGCCCCGGCAAGAACGCGGCCGGTGGCGGAGCAGGAGCAGCCGCCGTCGTCACCCGCGCCGTAGCCTCTCCGTACTCCGCCCGGATGCTCGCGGGTGTGCCCGTCCCGCAGACCGGACTGGTGCCGGTGCGGCGGGGTGACTTCGGCGGCGTCACCATCGAGGTCAACGGGGCGTTGGACCCGGATGCGGTCGCAAGGCAGATACGGCGACTGTTGGAGAACCATGACGTAAGGCAGGGCCGGGAGCGCGGAGCACCGAGGGTGGTGGCGTGGTGAGCCTCCAAGGCGTCGCGCCGTTGGTGACCGTGGACGGCCGCATCCTTGACGAGTGGACGGTCACCACCCCCCTCACCATCCGGCACGGCCGGGAATCCGTGAGCAGCCAAGCCGAGGCCAATACGTGCTCGTTCGGCATCTACGGACTCCTCCCCCCGGAGGTCCGCATGAACGCCCCCCTCACCATCACCCTCGCCTGGGGGAAGGGCGGCTACTGGGACGACATCTGGGACGACCTGTGGAGCGACACGCAGGTCCCCGAGGGTGACGACCCCACCGACTCCAAGTTGCGGTTCACCGGCCGGATCACCGACCTGAACCCCACGTCCAACGGCGGCGTCCTGTCCGTGGAGGTCGTCGCCTCCGGGTTCATGGCCGACCTGGGCCGGATCAAGACCGGCACCGCACGGGAGGGCGACTGGCCGGAGGAGTCCGAGGACGCACGGCTCCAACGCCACGCAGGCACCGCCGCACAGTCCGGGGTGGACGTGGTGGGCACCGGCAAGACGTGGCTCATGTGCGTCCGGGTGCAGGCCGACGGCGGTGTCTACTCCGTGCTCGACGCCCTCTACGAGACCGCCACCGCAGGCGGGTTGGTGCATGAGTCCATCGACGGCGTGACCATGTTCGACGCCATCGACTCCCGCCTTACGACAGACCCGTCCCTGTGGCTCTACCCCAACGACCTAGAGGACTCCGTGGGGTGGTCGCAGCAGATCGACGCGTTCATCAAGAGGGCCATCGTCCGGTACGGCACCCCCGCCGCAGGGAACAACGAGCAGCCGCAGGTGGAGGTCGGGGCGAAAGGCTGGGGCAAGCCGGAGGCCGTGGTCTCCACGTACCTGAAGAACAGCGCGGACGCCACCGACCTCGCCAACCTCATCCTGTCCCGCTGGGGCGACATGGACGCGTTTGAGGCACCCGTCCTCAACGTGCTCCTGTCGTACGTCAGCGAGGACACCTGGGAGACCTGCATGGGCATCGCGTTCGGGGACGTGGTGGTCACCGAGGGAGTCACCCCCACACCCGCTCCCCTGCCCACCCCCGGCGAGACCGCGTGGTACGTGGAGGGATGGTCCGAGGAGTTCGACCGAGCAGGCAACGGACCCATCAAGCACCGGCTCGCGCTGTCCGTGTCCGACCGCAAGCGGTTCTCCGGCATCCTCGGGGCACCCTCCAAGATCGTCCCCTGGGGTTGGCCCCCTGACTTCTGGCGACCCACCGGAACCCTGCCTTACGGCAACACCGCCAACCGGGAGTTCTCCGGCCGGGTGCAACCCAAGACGGGGGGCACGTCCGCAGGAGGCGGCGTCGTCACCGTCTGGAACGGCAACGAGGAGATAGCACGCTACGACAACCCGCTAGGCGGAGGCGGGGGCGTCACCGGCTGGGTGCCGTGGGACGCGTTCCCTCCCGGCGAGGTCACCCCGTACGTCACCTACTCCGGGTGGTCACCCGACTGGCAGCCGTCGTCGGCGTCCACCGAGCCGGTCACGTTCGACCCGCCCGCAGACGGAGTGCCGTGGATCACCTGCACCACCACCCCGTCTGTCGTCCACGCAGGGCAGCCGGTGGACATCGCCGTCGGCTACGGGGTCACCAACCGACCGGCAGACGGGACGCTCACCTTCCAGATTCAAGACCTCGTGACGTTGGAGTGGACCGACATCGACACGGTGCCCGTCCCCGACGTGGCACCCGGCAAGTTCAGGTTCAGGTGGTGGGCGACCCCGGACGCAGCCGGGGAGCCACGCAGCGTGAAGGTCCGAGCCAAGTACGACCCCAACGCAGACGGGGTGGCGTCGTTCCTGTCCAACGGTCACATCATCAAGGTGCAGGTGAAGCGGACCCGGACCCTGACGTACGACAGTACGTGGTGGGGGTCCTACATGGGCAATGGCACCTACGAGTCCACCCGGACCAAGTTGCAGCACGGCTACGAGTCCGGGCACGGCAACAAGAAGTCCATGTTCGGGTTCGACACCAACGCCACGATGGTCGCGGAGTGGGCAGGCTGGCAGATCACCAAAGTCGAGTTGTACGTCAGGAACAACACATGGAACGGCCGGTCCACGGGCACCATGCGGGTCGGCTCCCACGTCTCCTACTCACGTCCCGCCTCCTGGCCGACCTCCGGTATCAAGTTGGCACGGCAGACCCAAGGCTCGTGGGGGGTCGGTGTCGGCAAGTGGCTCAACATCACGTCCTGGGGGAAAGAGATACTGACCGGCAAGATTCAGGGGTTCACCCTCGGACCCGGCAAGGATCAGTCCGCCCCCTATCACGGCAACGCCTACACACCCGACAACGGCACGAGCAAGCCGGTCCTACGCGTCACCGGCACAGGATGGGAGTCACCCTCATGACCACCGGCAGCCTCCCCACCCCGCAGGCACCCGGACCCATCGCGGGACAGCCGGGACACTTCGCCCACCACGACTGGTTGGAGGGCAGCATCGCCGTCCTCAACGAACGTCTCATCAAGTGCTGGCACTCCGACACCACCGTCCCCGCACCATCGACCGTGTGGACGGCGTGCAAGACGAACGTGGTGAACCTTGACACCGGGTTGGACGCGACCAACGATGCGGCAGGCGGCGTGATCCTCGGACCCGGCGCACCGGCCGGTATCTACCGGATCGACTGGGGGGCAGGCATCGAGGGCAACCAGACCGGCTACCGGCAAGCGTGCATCGCCGTCAACGGCACGCAGCAGAGTCACACCAAGGTCATCGTCTCCCCGTCCGGGCAGGCGTCCACGCAGGCCGTCATCTCCGGGTCCTGTGTCCTGAACATTCCGGCCGGAGCCAAGATCGAGATATCCGCGATGCAGAACAGCGGGGCCACCCTGAACCTCATGAACAGCACATGCCGCATGTTCCTAGAGTTCCTGGGGGTCATGCCGGTGACCGAGGCCGCAGCGGCGATGGACTACACCGACCTGTGGGACGGGACGACGGAGTGAACCTCGCTGGGGCCGTGGCCGGGGTCGTTCTCGCCATCGCCACACAGAACATCAGGGTCGGACTCCCGCCCCCTGACGTACGACACGACCTGAACCAAGCCGCCGCCCGGTCCTCCGTCGTGTTCACGCAGGAGATGGGCTACCGGGACGCCGCCGCGTTCCGTCCGTCCGGCTGGGGGTCGGACCACGTTCACGGCCGGACCCGTGGCGACTGTGCGACCTACTGGGACCGGAGCCGGTGGCATCTGGTCCGCTGGCATCTGGTCCACACGTTCACCGGCACCTACCGGGGCGGCAACAGGTGGGCACAGGTCACCATCCTGAAAGGCACAGGAGGCGTTCTCGCGGCCGTGTGCGTCCACAACGTCACCCACGCCCGTCTGCACCCTGCCGTGGAGCGAGAGGGCGTCTCACGCCTCCGACAGACCCTCTCTAGCCTGTCCACCCGGTACGCCAACGTCGTCGTCGGCGGCGACTGGAACCGAGGCTGGGGCATCCGCCCCCGGTTCAAGGGGTTCACGACCGTCCGCCCCGACCAACCCACCCACAAGTCCGGGGCCACCATCGACTACCTCTACTGGCACCACCCGCCCGTCCGGTTCATGAGCGTCCGTGTCTTACGTCCCACGTTCTCCGACCACAGAGGGGTCCGATACCGGCTCCGGCTGGGAGGATGAGCGCATGGTCAACCCCGTCCCCGGCTACTCCGTGACCACCGGCTACCTGAAGCGGGGGCCGTACTGGTCGTGCTCGGAGGACTCCGCAGGCAACGGCGTCCACACCGGGGTTGACCTCGCCGCCCCCTCCGGTGCCAAGTGCGTCGCCGCCCGCCCCGGCACCGTGCGGCACGTCAACCACGGCTCCTCGTTCGGCTACCACCAACTAGAGGTCGTCGCCGCCGACGGGACCGCAGACTTCTACGCCCACATGCGGAGCCGGGTTGGAGCCGGGGCCAAGGTGGACGCCGGGGACAAGGTGGGTGAGGTCGGGACCGAGGGCAACGTGTCCGGCGCACACCTGCACTTTGAGAAGCACAAGGCCGGACACTCCGGGTGGTCGTGCTCCGTCCACATGGACCCGTGGCCGTCCATCAACTACAAGGGCGGCGGAGGCGGCTCACAGGAGGAGGATGACGACATGCCCGAGTATGCGAGCGCACGGCTCGACAAGCCGAGGGACCTGCCCGACGGGGACTGGGTGGGCATCTGCTGGGACCGCAGCGATGGGCCGTTCTCCGAGGGCAACCCCGGCATCCACATCGGCGGACGCCGGTACACCGCCGCCCTCCAACTCAACGTCGGCTCACGCAACGGCGTCCAGTACCGCACGCACGTCATCGAGGTAGAGGGCGACACCGCCGAGGAGACCGGGCAGCAGATCACGCACGACAAGGACTACGCACAGGACACCCGCGTCGGTGCCGTCGCCAAGGGTCGGAACCTCCGGTTCCGGGTCAAGGCCGACGGACCCGGTTGCCGCCTAGAGGGTGCCACCGTGCAGGTCGTCTACTGGTGACGTAAGACAGGGGACCTCGGGTGAGACGTTGGCAGGCACGCGGCCGTCTCGTGATCCTCGCCGCCGTCGCCATCGCGGCCGGGGTAGTTGTCCCGTTCGTCCACAACGCGCAGTTCGCCCGCGACATACTGGCCGGGGGACTGGTCCTCGGGGGGATCGCCATGTTGGTCGTCGCGTTGGTTGAGGACCGCACCAACGGGAACGGGGACCACCGGAAGTAGACCGCCCCCGGCTGGGGGTACACCGGAGGCGGCGTCAGGTCCGTGGACGGGGGCCGGTCCTCGGGGGGTGAACGCATGCCCCCGGCATGGGGGAACCTGACACCCCTCACGATACCTGTGATGCAGGTCACACGGCCTAGACCGTCTACCGACTTGACATGTCAACCGGGTAGGCGTAATGTTCCTGTTGTAAGGCAGCAAGACACCAACCACCATCAGGAGCAGACATGAGCAGCATGAACCTCAACCCCGGAATGTTCACCACACTGGGCACCGAGGGCGTCGCGCCGGTCGTGACCACCTTGCAGAAGGTGTGGACCCGGTTGCAGAAGATCGCCCCCACCCTGCCGGACGCCACCATCGTCATCAAGCGTGACGCGAGGGCATGGGGCCACACAACTACACAGAGGGTATGGGGGGCACAGGCCACCAAGGGACGCGGCAAGGCCAAGACCGTCTCACTCACCAAAGAGCGGTACGAGGTCATGGTCTCCGGCGAGAACCTGAGCCGTGGAGCAGAGGCCGTCCTCGGAACCCTGTTGCACGAGGCAGCGCACGCGCTGAACCTGGCCGACGGGATCATGGACGTGGACTCCAACGGACGCCACAACAAGAAGTTCAAGGCACGCGCCGAGGACACCTGGGGGTTGGAGATTCGGGACCTGGGCAACTGGCTCGGATGGACCGACACCTACGTCCCCGAGGCGTGCGCCAAGCGGTTCAAGACGGAACTCGCCATGATCGACAGGGCCATCAAGAAGGCCACCGTCGCCCACCACCCCAAGGCCGTCACCGGCACCCCGACCGGAGGAGGCGTCACGCTCCCCCCGGTAGGTCCCGGCAAGACGATCACCGGAGGCCGGAAGAAGAACCTCACCCGCGCCGTCTGCAAGTGCGAGCCGGACGCTACCGGCTGGGTGCCCTCCCTCCGGGCATCCGCTCGGGTCCTCGCCATCGGGATCAAGTGCGAGGCGTGTGACGCTCTCTTTGAGGTCACCGGACAGTGAAGGGACAGGGGGTTGGACTCATCCAACAGTCCAACCCCCTCCCTTTGACAAGCACCTTGTCATGGGTGCTAGAGTCAAGGCAGTAGACACCAACCGCAGAAAGGAAGTGCCATGTCAACCACCGCGACAGTCCACCACCTGCCGTCGTGCGACGTGTGCCGGGAGACCGCCCGGTACGACGCCAAGACGGTAGGCGGACCCTGGGCGTACCTGTGCCCCCGCCACTGGCGGAGCCTCACCAACATGACGTTGGGCACGGGGTTCGGGCAGAGGCTTATGACCGAGGCAGAGAAGGCAGGAGCCTCATGAGGTACGCCATCGTCCACGAGGCCGATGTCCGCAAGGTCATCGCCTACCTGCCGTCCAACTACAACGTGTACGACTACGACCCGAACGAGGGTGTCACCACCATCGCCGGGACCGACGTGGCCGGATGGACCTTGGAGGACTACGTGATCCCCCGGTTCGCCTCCGGTCTCATCAGGTGCGAGGAGGTAGACGCCCATGACGCGCAGGGCAAGAGCCGCCGAGTATGACGACGACTGGCTCTCCGTCCATCAGGTAGCCGCATGGATCGGACGCCCCGTAGCCACCATCATCCGGTGGGCGGAGAACGGGGAACTCCGCCACACCGGCAAGGGCCGGAAGATGCGGTTCCGTCGTGCTGACGTACGACAGTGGATCGAGGACAACGCCCGAGCACACGTCACTCCCCTCCGCCCCGTCCCCCACGGCGGCTCACGTACCGTCCACCCGTCCATGCAGATCGGGTCCGAGACCCACTGTTGGTGCGGCGACGTGCTGGGCCACGAGTGGACCGGCAAGGCTCTCGGGGCACCACACCCGCACGACCACCAACCGCAGCAACCCACCACGCCCGTCGTGGTCATCAGAGAGAAGGAAGTAGACATGAGCGACATTCAGAAGTTGGCGCGTGCCGTCAACGACCCGGACGAGCACCCGGAGAAGCCTCCCCAGAGAGGGGAGGTCACGCCCTACGTCCACACCGACGGCTCAACGTCCGTGTTCGTGACGGACGGCGTGGAGATATGGTGCGCTCCCTGCCACGGGAAGGACTCCGCCTACCGGACCACCGTGGACAAGGTGACCGGACTGGGTGGGCACATTCGGATGCACCACCGACCCACCGAGTCCCTGAGGGACGACGCGGCGAAAACCAAGATGGTTGACTCCCGCCGCTACAACGCGCTCCGTGAGCAGGTCCGGGCAGCCGTGGAACTCCTCGGGGAGTCCGTCGGCATCGAGTCTGGGGCCACCCGGATCGCGGAGTTGGAGGAGCAGGTTCGGCAGGCCGAGAAGCGTGCCGACGAGGCGGAAGGGAAGTTGGCCGCGCTCCGCAAGATCATGGGCGGCTAGCCATGATCCGGTGGCGGCGTGTCGTGCAGCAGTACGGGTGCGGTAGATGCGGAGCCGCGCCGGGGGAGAAGTGCAGGACCGACTCCGGCCGGACCACCTACACCCCGCACGCTGATCGGACGGACGCCGCCACCCGAGACCACTGGACAGAACAAGATGAGGACGTAAGACAGGAGAAAGAGGAACCATGCGAGGACTGAGATACCACACCGTCACGAGCGACCGGCACACCGCCGTCGTGTCCACCTGGCAGCAGGGCGACGACCTCTGCTACCGCTTCCGGCTGGACGGCCGGGTGCTGGACGAGGGGGTGGTAGGACCCGCCCCGGAGGACGAGGACGACGGGGATGAGTAAGACCACCCCCGCCACCAAGCAGCCGTGGATGAACAAGTGCTCCGTCTGTGGCACGCAGGCAGAAGTGAGCCACCCCGACGGGTACGGGGGGCAGGAATACTTCTGTGGCTTCCACGAGCCGGAGACGCTACTCACCGAGATAGAGAGAGAGGAGGGAGACCATGACGCTCCCGAGCACGACACGGACGGCTCGTAGGGTCCGTGCGTTGGAGGATCGGCTCCTATCCGCGAGGGCAGACCGGGACGCCGCCATCCGAGACCGCCGCAACGAGGGGGTCGGGGTGCAGCAGATCGCAGATGAGGTCGGACTGACGCGGCAGGCCGTGTACGACGTGCTCGCATCTGACAACCGACTTGACAATGAGACCACCGTTGCCTGACAATAGAGTTGACACCAACCGAGAGGAGCAGCATGACCCACAGTGACCACCGCGTCTGTGGCACCGCCACCCTGAGACAACTCAACGACGTGGCCGTGAAGATGGAACTCAACCGGGCACTCTCCGACGAGTTCATGGGTGCCGTGGACCCCGACGGAGTGCATGTCCTCGGACTCGCCCTCTACGGGCACGACCGAGGCATCGTCGGAGACGTGTTCCACCATCGCGCCGACGTGCTCGTGAAGATGACCGGCTCCGACATACCCGCACGCGTGTTCCTAGACGTGCGTGCCGCCGACTGGGAGATTCTTATGACTCCCGAGCAGGCCAAAGACGCTCAAAGTGTCGGAGGTCTGTGACAGGCTCCCCAGAGCCGGTGCCGGGAGGACCATCGGGGGGTGTTCTCCCGGCACCAACCCCCGTTGGACACGTCCAACGATCCAACTACACCAACCACAACAGCAGCAGCGAAAGGAACATCATGAGCGACGACATCAAGGTCTCCATCCCCAAGGACGGCAGCCTGCCCCACATCGAGGGAGCCAAGGCACTCGCCGTGGAGCGGGCATACCGCCGCACCAAGGACGACGGCATCGAGGTCAAGTACCGGCTCCACGCAGCCGGAGACGACACCCTCCACGCCGGGTCCGCAGAGGTCACCGTCCTCCTCACCAAGCCGGAGTTGGTCCCCAACTCTGACAAGAGCACGGCCGAGCAGGGCACCATCGGTGCGGAGTATTCCGTGCTCATGCTCCACGTCATCCCGAACCTGTTGGAGCAGGACTTGGAGGAGGCGTTCGCGGAGGCCGTCAAGGATCAGGTCACCGAGGAGGTCACCGGACGTAAGGCAGCAGAGGCGTGCATGTTCGTCGCACAGATGCTCCTGTTGGTCAACGGCGGCGACAAGGCCAAGGCCAAGGCGGCAGCCGAGGGCATCAAGCAGCACACCGACGACGCCACCCTAGGCAACATCGCCTTGGACGCCGTGCTCGCGGCCATCGACCTCTGTGACGTGAACGAGTCATGACCGAGGGGGCAGAGGAACGGCAGGTGCTCCGTCGCCTGTCCGGCCGCAGCCGGTACTACGCGAGGACCGACACCGAACGTGTCGTCCCCTCCGTCACCACCGTCTGCTCCCTGACCCCCAAGCCGTACCTCCTCAACTGGGTCGTCAAGTTGGCGTCCGAGTGGGCGGCAGAGCACACGCTCGACCTCATGCCGCTCACCGTTGAGGAGCGGGTCGCGCTCATCAAGGCCGAGACCCGGACGCTACGGGAGGAGGGTGCTCGCAAGGGCACCCAACTCCACGACTACGCAGAGCAGTACGTGTGGCTCGGGACCGTGGAGCCGCCACGGACCCTGCCGGAGCGGGGCGTCATCGAGATATGCGACTGGCTCAACCCGCACGTCCTGTTCTCCGAGGCGATGGTCTGGAACGGCCGGTTCGGCTACGCCGGGACCGTGGACGGCATCTGGGAGGTCACGTTCGACGGCCGGGTTGAGACCTGGCTCATCGACTGGAAAACGAGCCGGAGCCGGACAGCGGAGTGGGCCATGCAGGTCTCCGCCTACGGTCACGCAGAGACCGTGTTCGACGGCAGGGGCAACGAGTTCCCGCTCCCGCACATCGACCGCCTGTGCATCCTCTGGGTGCCGTACGACGGACCCTGGGCCGTCCTCCCGGTGCTCAACACCGACCCGGCGTGGGAGGCGTTCCTAGCCGCCCTCGCCGTGCTCCGCTGGCACGACACCAACGGAGTGACCGACGTACTGGGAGAACCCCTGTACGGACTTACGACAGCAGAAGATCAGGAGAAGCGATGAGCAACACACCAACCGACGACATCAACTGGGACGACATGGCCGGAGGGTCGTTCGTCAAGTTCGTCACGCCGGGGGATGAGGTCTACGGGACCATCACCGCCGTCCGACCTGGGACCGACTTCAACGGCAACCCGTGTCCGTATCTCGACCTCGCCACCGAGGACGGGGAGCGCACCGTCTCATGCGGTCAGGCCAACCTGAAGGCACAGGTCGTCGCGCTGAAGCCTCGTGTCGGGGACATCATCCGCATCACGTTCACCCACGAGGAGAAGGCGGAGAAGGGCATGCGCAAGATGTTCACCGTGGAGCACGAGTCGTCCGCCCTCGGGACGCCGATGGAGCCGACCGACGCAGAGCCGGGGTTCTGACGTGAGCCTCAACGGTCTGACCGACACCATCAAGACCGACAACGGCTACCACCTGATTCGGTACGCCGTGGTCGCAGAGATTGAGGTCATCAAGCGCGACGACCTCCGGGGCATCTGGCAGGTGGAGGACAACGAGAAGGTGTGGTTCTACCCCGACCGTGAGACCGCGTTCGCGGCAGCGGAGGGGATGCTGGACCTCGCCACGCAGGAGCCTCCCGAGCCGGAGGACTCTGAGCCGGAGCACCCGAGCGGCACGATGATCGGGTGACCATGTGGGGGGTTGGGCACGTTGGACGGGTCCAACCCCCTCGGGGGAGTCGCGGACTGGTGGCAGCCGTGGGCAACGTGCCGTGACCACCGAGGAGTGGCGGGCAGACCTTGGACGTAAGACAGTGGTGTGACCTGGATCACTGTCTACCGAGTTGACATCAGGGTGTCAAGCGACTAGACTTGCAGTAGCAAGGTCAAGGGGGTTCACAAAGACGACCGACCGGGGGAGGCTAGAACCTCACCCCGGCCGGTAAGCAGAGAGGGAACCACCCCTCTCGACACCAACCGCACATCGAGACGAAAGGAACGACCGATGAGCAGCGACACCAAGGGTACGGCACCGAGCCTCCCCGCGCTCGTTGAGCACGTCGCACACTTCCAGCACCGCGTCATCCGTGAGGCGTTGCTAGAAGCCACCACGGCGTACTGGCTCCGCCGAGCAGCAGAGTTCGACGCCGTGGGCACACCCACCGCAGACGAGACCGCGCAGGCGTGCCGCAACGCCGCCACCCTGCCGCACCTGACGTGGGGAGGCTCCGATGACTGACGACATGGACGACTTCATCGAGAACATCTTGGACGAGGAGGACGAGGCACGCGAGGTCACCACCCTGGCCGACCGCGTGTTCACCGCCACCCCGCTCCTGTCTCACGTCAGACAGACCGCACAGTCCCGGATGATCGGACCCTGGGCACTCCTCGGGTCGTGCATGGCACGCACCGTGGCCGAGGTCCCCATCCACGTCCGGCTCCCCGCCATCATCGGCTCCGAGGCGTCACTCAACCTGTACGTCGCTCTCGTGGACCGTTCGGGCGTGGGCAAGTCGTCGGCACACAAGACGGCCGCGCACACGTTCGTCACCACCGGCTACGCACGGGAGGTCTCCCACGGAACCGGGGAAGGTCTCATCGCCTCGTTCATGGAAAAGACACCCAAGGACGAGCGGGACGCCGACCCGCACCTGCCACCGTGGCGGGTCATGACACAGGACCCCAACGTCCTCATGTACGTGGACGAGATTGGGCAACTGTCGTCCTCGGAGTCACGCTCCGGGGCGTCCATCGACCCGGTGCTCCGCTCCATGTGGAACGGCGAGCACGTCGGCACCAACAATGCCGACCCCAACCTGAGGCGGAACCTGCCGGAGCACTCCTACCGGCTCTGCCTCGTGGCCGGGGTGCAGCCGGGTCTGGCCGGAGGTCTGCTCTCCAAGCAGGCCAAGAGCAGCGGCACCGCGCAACGGTGGGTGTGGCTCCCCGTCGGAGACCCGGACGCACCCGACGACCTGCCGACCCGACCGGACCCGTGGGTGTGGCAGCCACCGGACACCGTGGGTGGGGTGCTGAACGTCGAGTTCCCCGAGTACGTCGAGGACGAGGTACGCGCCGTACGCCGCCGCATGCTGAGAGGCGAGGCGTCCGAGCAGGACGAGGTACGCAGCCACCAGATGCTCGCGCAGATGAAGGTGGCGGCAGCCATCGCCGTCATGCACGGGTCACTGGTGGTGGACGACCTCTACTGGAACATCGCCACCGCCATCATGACCGTCTCCGACCGGACCCGCGCCAAGGTGCTCCGGGTGCTGGCGGACCAGAAGTCCGACGAGGCCAAGGCCAAGGGCCGGTACGCGATGGACACCGAACTGGGTCGTAAGGCAGCAGAGGAGGAGCACATCATCCGGGTCGCCGGGGTGATCGCCCGTGCCGTGCGGAAGCACCACGACGGCGGGAGCACCCGGCACGAGGCCGGGGTGGTCTGCACCAAGGCGTGCATCACCACGTCCCTCCCGGCTCGGGACCGGGGCTGGCAGAAAGAGGGCACGGACTACGCGCTCGGACAGGCGTGGATCATCGAGCCGGACCACCACCACTACCTGCCGGGAACGTCTCGACCGGCATGAACGGGAGTGGTTGGTGTGGCAGGAGTGGGTTGGATGTTGGACGCGTCCAACCCACTCCCTGTATCCAACCGACGTTCTCAACCCAACGGTTGAATGTCTCTGACCTGCATAAACAACAACAACTTACAGATTACGTATACGCGCGCGAGGGAGGGACCGGGTTGGACACATCCAACACGTCCAAAATGTCCAACGTGGACCGAGACGTACGACAGGAAGCACGAGCCATCATGATCGTCGTCAGACACCACGACCAAGCACGCCGACGACAACACCGCCCACCACCCCACACCACCTGGGGATGCGACCTCGGATGCCTCCCCCGATGCGACCACCTAGGCGACGCCCTCACCCTCGCCCTCACCGTCGGAGGACTCGTGCTCACACCCGACCACCGCTACGCCCCCGGCTGGATGCGACCCGCATGACCGGCAGCCAGAAGCGCAAAGGCGACCGAGCAGAGAACGAGGCAGCCACCCTCCTCACCCGACTCCTCCACCGCCCCATCCGCCGACTCCTCGGAGCAGGCAGACACGACGACCACGGCGACCTCACCGGCATACCAGGGTGGGCCATCCAAGTAGCAGACTGGACCGACCTCGCTCGTGCCGTAAGACAGAAGCCACTAGACGCAGAACTACAGGCCGCACACCACGGCGACCACACCCACGGCGCAGCACTCATCCGACTGAGAGGAGGACAATGGCGGGTAGTCATGACCCCCGAGACCTGGGCCACCCTCCTCGCCACAACACTCCCCCCCTCTCGTGAGCAAGGCCCCCCCCTTCCAGACAAGGCCCCCCCTTCCGAGACTCCCCCCTTCCCCCCCGAACAATGACGCCCCCCTCCCGCAAACACCCCCCCGGTGTTGACCCCCACCACACCTGGGCGCAGCAGGTGTTCCGTGCCGAGGTACTCAAGCGGGACGGCTACATCTGCACAGACTGTGGACACATCGACCCAAGCGGCAGAACGTTGGAGGCTGACCACATCGTTGAGTTGGTGGATGGTGGCACCCATGATCCGAGCAACGGCACCACCCGTTGCATCCCATGTCACCAAGCCAAGACAACAAGAGCAAACCAAGCGAGAAAGAATCAGCAGCAGCGTGGGACTCCACCACGAACCACAGAAAAAAAACGACGAGCACCAACGAAAAAGTCGAACGCGTTTTTTTTCTCACAGACCCTTACGCCGATGGCGTTGGGCACCTCTCTCCCCGGAAAGGGCGGTGATGGGCGGATGAGCACGGTGGCTCTGCCGAGGCCGTCGGAGTTCGCGGCGATCATCACGGGTCTCGTCTCGGATGGGATGGCGTCGGCGGGTGTGGAGGACGTGTGGCCTCGGATCATGACGGATCGGCACCCGGAGGCGGTCGGGTCTTACGGCAGGATCGCGTGTGAGTGGATCGAGGGGCGGGCTGGGCGTCCGTTGCGGTGGTGGCAGCGGCTTGTGGTGTGGCGGGCGTTGGAGCATCGGGCGGATGGGTCCCTGTGCTGGCGTTGGGTGTTGCTTTCGACCACCCGGCAGGTGGGGAAGTCGTGGTTGCTTCGTGAGGTCATCCTGTGGCGGATGACCCACCCGGAGGTCATCGGCAACCCGGACCCTGAGACCATCGTCTACACCGCGAACCACCTGGACACGTCTCGTGAGGTCTGGCGTCCGGCGATGCTCTGGGCGGAGCGTGAAGGGTGGGAGGTACGGAAGGCCAACGGGGAGCAGGCGATCACGCATCCGGCCAACGACTCCCGTTGGCTTGTCCGTGCCTCCGGTACGGCGGGGTTCGGGTTCACGATCAGCATGCCGGTGGTGGACGAGGCGTGGTCTGTGGACGGCGGGGTGGTGGACGACCAACTCGCGCCGACGATGATCGAGGTCCCGCACCCGCAGTTCTGG